AACTGTGCCGGCCCTCACAATAGAGGGTGTCGAGGAAGTTCTTGATCGCGCCGCTGCGTGTGTAGGAGGCGGTGTGCAGCATGATTCCGGCCTTATCGCTGCATACGGCCCAGCCGCTACATGAATGGGCACTCACGTCATCACCTTGCATGTCCAGCGCCCGGCGCACTTACATGGCTGGTCGATCCACTTCACGTCGGCCAGAAACACGAAACCCCGATTTCTCAGGGCTTCGACTATTCCTTCAAATGATCCGGCGATGATCGTCATGCTGCTCTCCCTGGCTTATGCGCGATGGCGACATTCAGCCGTTTGCAGTAGTGGTGGAACTCTTCGAGGGTGATCTTCTCGGCCTGCATGAGTGCGGCGATGTTGCGCATCACGAGCACTTCATAGTGGGCCGGGCAGCCGGGTCGGGAGAGTTCGTCGAGGTCGTTGTCCAGCAGGATGTGCGGGCTCATAACAGGTCATCCTCGGCCTGAGCCTGGAGCGCGTCGTCTGCCAGCGGGGCGAGCAGTGACTCGGCGATCTCGCCAAGCTTGCCCAGCGGGTGGTCGCTGCGGCCCAGCAGTTCGGCGGACGCAACCTTGTCAGCCTGTCCGCGCTCTGCGGCAATAAGCAGCCAGCCGAGTGCTCCAGTATCAATTTCGCAGTCAGCGAGGCGTTTGTTAACGAATTCGTCGACGGCCAGTGCGAACTGATCGGCCGTGACACCCTGCGGTTTGTTCATGCGGCGCTGGAAGGCTACGCTGACGCCTCGCAGCAACTCTTCAGCGGCGCTGTACAGCCACTCGGACCGCGCAATCTCCTGCGGGCTCTCGCTGACTGGAGGCGGCTGGCGGTTATCAAATTCACGTTGAGCAAGTGCTTGCGGGGTCATGGTCGCCTCCAGATGGAAGTTTTGGGATTTGTGAGCAAGCCAGGACCCTCCCGGCATAGTGTTGGCATCCTTCCTCAGATGAATTACTGGGAATTCCTACAGCTAGACGGCGATGCCCCGCCGCGAGAATGTTCCTGGCCGCGTTGATATCGCGGTCGTGGGCTGTACCGCAGTCCACGCAAGTCCACTCCCTTATTCCAAGACCTGCGATACCTTTCGGCCTGCCTTCTGGGATAGATCCGCAGTGGCTACAGATTTGGGTGGTATAGCTCTCATCAACCACTTCAAAAACAACACCTGCCTGATGGCATTTATGATCGAGCATTGTCTTGAATTGGCTCCAGCCAGCATCAAACACTGACTTGGCCATATTGGTTTTTATGAGTTTTTGCGATGAAATATCACCTACGAAAATTGCTCCGTAGCGTCGCACCAACATCGTAGAGAACTTATGAGACTCATCTAGTCGCTGGTTTTTGATCTTGGCGTGAATCGCCCTGGTCCTGACTGGCTTACGAGCCCTGCTGGCGGAGATAATCTTTGGCTCCATCAATCTGTAATGACGGCCCACCATCGTGTCGCCGTCAGAAGTTGTTGCGGAACTCTTAAGCCCAAGATCCACGCCTACTGACGCAGTCGATAAGGATTTTTCAATTGGTACGTGGACGCATATGTTTAGATACCAGCGCCCGCGGCTGTCCTCATTGAAGTTGCCGCCTCGGATTTGATAGCCGTTTAATCCATAGCTATCCCATATAGAGAAGTCCGACCCTAACATCCGTATCTTGCCGGATTTGAATTTTACAGCTCCCGACTTGAAGGGTATCCAGCCAAGGCTATATTTCGGGCTTTCTTTATTCGATACGCGCCAGTTTAAGCGGCTGCGCTTCGCCCTGTTGCGACACCGTGTGTACTCGTCCGAGATCTGCTGAACCGTTGTGCTGCCTATGCACACCCCGTCAATCTTGCTGAAGCCTTGCGTATATTTCTGAAGATCAAACGATGAGAGGAACGACGACCGCTCACGAATTGAGCGACTGCTCGTCTCGTTTAGAAAATTCCATACCAGATTCACATCCCGAGCCATTTTTGACAGCGCCTTCGCGTGCTTATCCTTGACTCTGAGCTTCAGGGTTTTGGCATGGGTTTCCATGGTCTCTCTCCAGTTAAGCGATGTATCCACCAGGCATCGTCGTTACGACCTTCCTCGGCGCGTCATGCATCCGACCTTTGGCGCAGTCGTGGACGTCGGGGCGGGGCTTACGGGGTGAGGGGGTTGTGCGTTTCATGGCAAGGGCACTCGAATTTTGAGCAATAAAAAAGCCCTGAGATGAACAGGGCTTTACCTTCCCTACGTCACGACCGGGCGCATGAGGCGTCGGATCGTTGTTGTCTGTTACATGGCGAATCCTCCAGTTGGTCGTACAGGGTCAATGCGCTTTCATAGTGCGCTGCAGCTGTACCTGCATTGGCGATGACCCTGAACAGCAAAGGTGTTCGCCGATGGAGGCAGAGAAAACCCCGACACGCTGCCGGGGTTTTCTTTATGTCTCGTTCCAGGCTTCGTTATGCGGTTGTCGAGCGATCCCAGTCAGGAACGCCGGCCGGAGCCGCCGATACCATGTCGAAGTGATTGCTTTCGGAGCGCATGTTGGACTTCAAGGAATCGGAACCGGTCTCGCTGCCCGTTCGCCAACTGGCGAGGGTCAGTTCCATTCGGGCCATGGCGGACGATTGCATCTCGCCGACACTTTCGAAGGTCGAAACCAGATAGGAAATCGGTCGCTCCATCGCCGAAGCGAACGAGGAACCGAAGCAGGCGCACAGCGCCAGTGCTACGTAGGAGAAAAAGCGTTTACACATCATCGTGAAGCTCCTTTGATGTTGGCTTGATGCGAATGCATCGGGGAAGGCCCTGCCAGCAACGACATTGGGGATACTGGACGATTCAAGGCCTTCTCCGATGCAGCCTCTCCATCACCATGGAGATATCGGGCCATTTTCGTCTGGCTGACGTGTACGGAGAGGGGTGTTACTGCGTGATTTGCTTCATGGCGCCAGCGCTGCCGGCGAAGTCAACGTCAGGCAGGATTGTTTGCGGCTTGAAGATCACGCGGTAGTGGTAGATGTTGACGCCGGCCGGCTCGAGCTGCTCGACGAAGTAGGTGACATTGTCGGAGAGGCCCAAGAAGTGCTTCTTGTACGCCGACGGGCCAACCTTGCAGGTGACAGTAAGTTGTCTTGACTTGTCGCTGTTGCCGAGAGAGCAGAGACCCTCAATAGACAGCATGTAATTCCCGGTGATTCCGTTGTAGAAGATGACGCGCCGGTTGATCTCAAACTGATCGGCCGCTTTCGACAGGTTGCTTGAGGCGATATCGGCATCCGTACACCCTGCCAACACGGCGAGAGCGCAAATTGCGAGGGCTACTTTGGCTTTCATGTATTGCTCCATTGTTATTTCCAAAAGCGATTCGGTGGTGCCTACCAGACGCCGAACCACGACCCAGTGCCGTGCACTACGGCGACAGGAAAGAAGATCGCGCCGGCAATCAGAAATCCCCAGCTTGCAGCCTTGAAGCACACGAACAGATGCGTGAGCCACGCGGCGACCATCCAAACTACGAAGCTCAGCAGAGCAAGAATTTTCATGAGTCTCTCCAGATTGATTTGAGGCGTGTTGGCTTTCGAATGCCTCCCGGGGTTTGAGAGGCATTTGTAAAGCCAGATGGCCAGCCTGAAACAGCAGGAAGCCATCTGATATCCGGTCGCTCTCTACTGGAGGCAGCGACTGGGTGTTTCGTCAGTCATCGATGTAGGTGGCCTCGTTGCGAGGAGTGTTGCTTCGTCCACATCCGTCTGCCCACTTATTAAATGGGCAGAGGTGATGCTGACGACTAGCCAAGCTCTTTGCTGAAAGAAAGGCTTGGGCACTCGAATAGGCGCTGTAGGTTTTGGAACTTGCCCTGCTTTGCTTCTTGGATCGCCTCCATAACCTGTCGAGTATCTGCGCCGTATTCCCGAAGGTGCTCCAGAATGAAAATCTCCAACCTTGCCGCGCTATTTGCGGTCTTGCATGCGGAAGCAACCAAGGCTTTTCGCTGTCTCTTTTCGCTATCACTCATCACTCCACCTCAAAATTACAAATTCGCCAGTCGTGAGGTTTTCGTAACCCCAATGGCGACCATCTTTGAAGCGCCATTCAGGTCCGCGCGGCGGGAAATTTGTTTCCTTGCGAAGCCCTTTGCTAGCAGCTTCAAATTCCTCCGCCGAAACCCTTTCGAATATCGGACTAGTAGGCATATCCGGCACGCACATTGTTCACGTTGTGGCGGTAGCCAAGCTTTGCAGCCTTGCGCATTGCCGACTCATGCGATTTGTGGAAGCTGGCGACAAGGCCGGTCATGTAGTTGAAAACTACGAATTCGCGGCCAGCTTCGACGTTCGCCTTGATTTGTTCGGCAGTTACATTTGCGGTCTTCATTTCATCTACTCCGTTGCTCGTTCGATTTTCCGGATGCGCCTGTTGCCAAGCGCATCGAGGAAATCTGTTGTTCCGTTCTGCTTAAAGAGCTTGGTTCCAGTCGGTCCCCGGGAGGGGGCTGGGAGATCACTTCGCTGATCCCGGGCTATCTGGCGGCTTCACCAGTCGTATGAGGCCTTTGTCAGGCCCTGGCGCCTCGTTGTTCTGTGGCGTTGAACAGAATATAAGCCTGCTTATCCATGTCGTCAATAAGATTGCTTATATATTTTTCGATAGGCGAAAAAAATCCCGCGAGAGGCGGGCAGGGGAGATAGTCAGCTTTGGCTTTTACAGTGTTCAGGGCATGAAAAAGCCCAGCGTCTGCCGGGCTTGTCGGTTACTACTTTGCTACTAGATTGCGGACTTGCAGTGCTTGCAAATTATCGCGTCCTTCTTGATCCGCTCCTTGCATGAGGGGCATGCCTTGCGGGTCATTCTTCCAGCGATGAAGCCTGCAACAATCAGAACCGGCACCGACAAAAACAGAAAGCCACCTTCAAGCTGGGCTCGAGATCCGTCAGGGGCATCTGCGACATCCAGCCATCCGATCACAGCGGCGAGGGCGGCAATAAGGTAGAAGATTCGGTACATAACGCATCCTTGTTGTTCTATCGGGCCAGGCCCTGGCGATTACTTGCGGCGCGGCGAGCGGCGAACAGTGGACCACCAGAAGACTCGGCCAAGCATTCGCACGTCGTCGGCGAACTGCTCAGCGGTCATGACCTCGTCCGGAAAGTCTTCAGAGTTCTCGCTGCGGATTCTGATGCTGCCGCCAGGGAGACGGTGCAGGTACTTGACCCGCAGCATGCCCAGCTGGTTGAAGGCGTAGATTTCGCCGTCAATTATCGAGGTATCGTCCAGGTCAAAGCCGATGGCGGCGCCATCAAGAATGAGGCGCTCCATGCTGCGGCCCTTGATCCGGGCGCATGCGGCGCTTTTGGCATCGACTCCAGCCGCCTTTAATGTGGCGCCGCTGAACCTAAGCTTTCTATCGGCGATTTCAACGACTTCAGACATACCTTGTCCACCAGCGAATTCGACCTCAGCAAAGTACGGTATTTCGTACTCGTCGTCACCCAGCGATTCGCCTTCCTCCCAGCTGTCCATGTCCCCCAGCAGTTCGGCATTCGGCTCTATATGGGTGAGCCGGCCCTTCATCTCGCCGAGACCGTCAGAAAGCCAGATGGCACTTACCGAGCAGGCATGGGCGATCTTCGCAATATGCGCACTCTGTAAGTTCTTCCCAGTCTCTAGCTGCGAGATGACTGGCTGCTCAACGCCCACAAGCTCAGCGAGCTTCTTCTGCGTCAGGCGGGCGCCTTGGCGAGCCATTTTGATGCGATTGGCGAGAGTATTCATCTTCACAACGTTATAAGCCCTCTTATCCTCTTGCAAATAAGCCTCCGCATCCCTAGGATATAAGCAGGCTTATCAGGAGGGCTATCGAATGACCCCCATTGAACGACTTGTCGAGCACTTCGGCAGCCAGACCAAAACAGCAGCAGCGCTCGGCGTTTCCCAGGCATCAGTTTCGTACTGGGCCTGCGGCATTACCCGCATGAGTGCAGACAAAGCGTTTCTCGCTGAAGAGCTGACTGGTGGGGCGATCACCGCAAGAGAGCTTTGCTCCGCTCCCAGCCAATCAACTGCCGCTTAACCAATTTCAACCACGCAAGGAAATCAGTAATGGCCTACGACGACACACGCCACTTAAAGGATCGGGAAATTAAGTCCCGCTACGACGATGAAACGTATGAAGCGCTGAAAGCCGTAGCGCGACTCCACAAGCTTCAGCTCGCCGTGTTCGTTCGCATGTGCGTTGAGGAAAAGCTGGAAAGCATCGTTGAGACAGATGCTACCGGTAAACACATGTCGGCCTGAAGGGCCTGAAGGAGGCTACGTGCCTGAAACCACGATCTGCCATGGGATCGAAGGGCGCCTCTACGAAAAGCTTGAACGGTTGGCGAAGGAAGCGGGCATGACGCCCGATGATTACGCCGCAAAGCTTGGAGCAGAACGCTTTTTCGAGAAGACCAGGCCAAAAGGTGCCGGGAAACTCCGAAACCTTCCAATACCCCGGCGCGACCTGCCGGACTTAAAAGGGCCTGAAAAAGGAGGGGCTGATGAAGACCCCGATTAGCGATACCCAAACAGCAGGCGAAAAAAAACCACCCGGCCAGGTGGTTTCTTCGAAAACGATTTGCATAACGTTCTGGAGCAAATAATGCAGAACCACAACGAATACGTCAACCCTCCAGTGTTTGCCAATCATGCGCTGAGCTTTCACCAGTCGGCAGCCATGTACGCAGCAAACATGATCCGCTTCCAATACACCAAAGAAGCCAAAGCGAAATGCCGCCGTGAATGCCTTGAACATCTGAAGGCGTCCCTAGAGAAGAAGGGGGCCTGAATGAGCACCATAATCATGAGTGCATGCTGGGCGCTTCAGGGAATGAGCGGGCCTCAAAAGTCCGTGTTGATCTCCCTTGCCGATAATGCCAATGACGAGGGGTTTTGCTGGCCTTCTGTTGCCAAAATCTCAAAGCGTACGTGCCTGTCTGAAAGGGCTGTTCAAAACTCCATTAAATGGTTGTGCACTGCGAGAATCTTGAGTCTTCAAGAGCGCATGGGCCGGTCAACCGTTTACACCATTACCCCCGCATCTTATGCACCCCCGCATGAGGTGCACCCCGCATCAGATGCACCACCACCCCCGCATGAGGTGCACCCCACCCCCGCACCACGTGCACCCAGAACCGTAATAGAACCATCACTTGAACCTATTAAGTCCCCGAGTGCCTCGGAGACCCCTGGTGATGACGAATCTATACCGCACGAAAAGATCCGAGAACTCTACAACCAAGTGCTTGGTGGAAAGCTCGCCCGGTGCCTTGGCCTGACCGAAAAGCACCGCCGGAAAATCCGCGCCTGCCACAACCTGAAGCTCGAAGGGAAGTTCGTCGTCCGTGAAGGGGGGCTCTCTTTCTGGGAGGGCCTATTCAATGACGTCCTTGATTGCCCGTTCTTGCTTGGCACCAACAACCGCGCCTGGGCTGCTGACTTCGAGTTCCTGACGACCGCCCCGAACATTCAGAAATTTATGGAAGGCAAATATGATGCTCGCTGATCGCCCGTTGTTTTCGATGGAGGCCGAGCACGGCGTCCTTGGCGCGCTGATGATTAAGCCGGAGGAGTGCGAGACGATCGGCTCTTTCCTCGACATCACCGACTTTTACAACAAAGACAGCGCCGCGCTGTACTCGATGATTCTGGCGTGCCACTCCAAAAAAGGACGCCCAGACCCGATCACACTGTCAGAGATCCGCGCCGAGCTTCCAAGTGGCGACTCTACGCTCGCCTACGCCGCCGAGGTGATGCTCAACGTTCCGAGCGCGGCCAACGGCAGGGCTTACGCTCAAGTCGTCTTAGAACGCGCTAAGGCTCGTCGTCTGTATGACGTTGGTCAGCAGCTGATGGAGCTTGCAATGAGCGCCGGGAAAATTCCTGAGCAGGTCTCTCAAGCACAATCGCTGGTGATGGAGTTGAACTCCCGCGAAGACTCGCCGGACGTCATCACTATGAAGGAGGCACTCGGCCCAGTTTTCGAGGACATGCAGGACCGTATCGACGGCAAGCAGTTCATGGGCCTTGAATTTGGCCTGTCCGACCTGGACAAGATCGTCAAATGCCTACGCCCGGGCAACCTTGCCATCATTGCTGGCCGGCCAGGGACTGGTAAGACCGTCTTGGGTATGGGTCTCGCTGATCGGGTGGCGACCAAGAAGAAAGGCGGAGCCCTGGTTTTCTCGCTGGAAATGCCATTCAAGGAACTGGCCAAGCGTTCGCTGGCTGCCGAGTCGGGCGTGAGCCAGAACCGGATCGAATCCGGCGATGCGATCATGGACGATGCCGCAACCGCCAAAATCACCTGCGCTGTTGCGGTCCTGTCCACTGCCGACATCCGCATCTGCGACAAGGGTGGCCTGACCTTCTCCCGCATCTGCAGCATCGCCCGCTTCCAGCACCGTGCCAAGCCGCTGGACGTGATCGTGGTCGATTACCTCAGCCTGATCGCCACTGACCCGGCCAGCAAGATGCAGAACCGCAACCTTGAGCTCGGCTCCTACACCCGCGGCTTCAAGGCGTTGGCGAAGGAGCTCGGCATTCCGGTCGTGGTTCTGGCCCAGCTCAACCGCGGCATCGAGAACCGCACAGATCCCAAGCCGAAGATGAGCGACCTCCGCGACTCCGGCGAGATCGAGCAGGACGCCGACGTCATCATCATGGCGCACCGGGACATGGACACCGAGCGCGGGCAGAACGGCCTGACCGAAGTTGATGTGGTCAAGGTGCGTCACGCCAAACCTGATTTCTGCGTGCTCCAGTTCCAGGGCGAGTTCGCCCGTTTCGTTAACGCTGCTGCCGCCGACTACGAAGACGTTCGCCAGCCAGCCCCAGCCCGCGAACACCGCCCATCAGCTCGAACCATGCTGAGTTCAGTCAAGGGAGTGCACTGATATGAGCACTCGCGAAATTCGGCAAGAACAAGAATCAGGAGCTTTCCCAATGACCGACTACAGCGAACTGAAACGATTGGCCGAAGCTCTCCACGGAGCCGAATGGCAATTGGTCGACGGTGAAGGCTTTGAGGCTGACAACAGGTTTGTTACGTCACAGCGCCGCATCGACGATAGCAAGGTGGCCTTTGCTGAAATTAATTATGGGCATCCAGAGGCCGGAATGGGTGAGCCTTTTCAGAGTGAGCAGGTTGCTGCCGGGGAGTTCATCGCTGCCGCTAACCCTGCCGCCGTGCTCGCGCTGATCGCCGAGGTTGAGGCGCTCCGACACGAGCGTGAAGGAAAGGTGCTGTGCGAGCTTGAGCTGTTCGAAACCCTGCGCGATTCGGCCAATACAGAGGCTGACGAGCACCGCCAGTGCATGGCTACCTACCGCCCGCTGCGCCAGACCAACCTGGATTCAGTCGTCAAGAAGTGTGACTACCTGCTGGCCGTCTCGGCAAAGGAGCGCACCTGATGGCCGACATCGTAGATATCGCTGACGGCGTGATCGAGCAGACTCTCGAACATGCCCTGTCGAACATCCCCCGTTACACCGGCATCAGCGCCTTTGAGTGCGAGTGCGGCGAAGAGATCCCTGAAGGCCGTCGCAATGCGGTCAAGGGCGTGCAGCTGTGCGTGGGTTGTGCTGAGCGGGTGGCGCTGGTTAAGGGAGGTGTTCGCCGTGGCTGATTATTCCGAACTGAAGCGGCTGGCTGATGAAGTGAATGCTGCCTTCCCAGACAAGGAAGACCTCTGGAGCATGGTCTGCACGCCAACTGTCGGCCTTGAACTGATCGCCGAGATTGATCGCCTGCGCGACTCCCATCAGCAGGTTTGCGAGAACTACAACAAGGTCAGCTATGCGTCTGAGGAGCGAGGAAAGCAGATCGACCAGCTCAAGGCCGAGAACGAGGCGCTGCGAAACGGTGCTGCTTGTGTGGACGACTTATCCGCTCTTGTTCGTCAACTCGTCCAACGCCTCCGCAAGGCCGCGCCGGAAAATGATCTTCCAGAAAAAGCACTGGACTACTTGAAGCGCAAAGGCCTGCAAGGTAGTCCGCTGCGCGCGGAGCGCAATGAGGCACTAGAGCTGGCGGCTCAGGCCATTTATGAAAGTTGGGCAGATCACCCGGAATACGTTCCATGGGTCGTTGGCGGAAATTCACTGAAGCAGGACGAAGCCCGTCGGCTGGCGATGAGCAAGGACTCCAGCCATGAGTGAATTCCCTCTCCGCAGCCAGCAAGACGTCACCCGGATCATGGGCTACCTGCACGCCACTGATTTCACCAAGCCGAAGATGGTGGTGATCAAGGACGCAGATCGGTCCGGCGATCAGAACGCAAAACTGCACGCCATGCTGACCGATATCGCCAAACAGGTTCGCCACGCCGACAAGGAATGGTCCGTGCTGATATGGAAACGCCTCCTGACGGCCGCATGGCTGCGCGAGGCGGGCGATCAGCCTCAACTGATACCAGCACTCGACGGGCATGGCTTTGACGTCATCTACGAGCGCACAAGCAAGATGAGCGTGAAGCAGTGCGCCGACCTGATCACCTGGATCGAAGCCTTCGGGTCTGAGCATGGGGTCCGTTGGACGCAGAAGGACCATTGGGAGGGCCGATATTGATGGCCATCCAATCGAAACCACCGCGCCCCAAGACCTGCATCAACGAAGAGTGCAGGGCCTCATTCGTACCGCAGCGCCTCGGCCAAAAGGTCTGCAGCCCTGCCTGTGGACTGGCGACCAAGGACGTGAACGCTGACAAGGCTCGCAAGGCCCTTGCCGATGTAGGCCGCTCCGAGATCAAGGTGCGCAAGGAAGCACTCAAGACTCGCGCCGATCACATCAAGGACGCCGAGAAAGCCGTGCGCGACTATCGCCGCACCTATGAGCTGAGCATTGGCAGCGGGTGCATCAGTTGCGGCGAGTCGCAGGAATCGATTCTGGCGGCTCAAGGCTGGAAGACTGGCGGCGCATTCGATGCAGGGCACTTCCTCGGTAAGGGCGCCCGACCAGAGTTGAGACTGATTCCTAACAATATCTGGCTTCAATG